TATTGGTAAACATAGCCAGCTTAAACGTATCTGCTGCTATAGAACTACCGTCTCCACGAGAATGCGTTGTCCAAAAATGAATTCCTGCATTGATCTCTTTTTTGTACGTACCGCAAATACCCGATGTTCCTACAGCCATTACAGCCTCCTTATTATCTCTGCCATGTCTTCATGGCCTTGTTGTTTCATCAAAGCCCAGATCGTCGTTCTCTCGCTTTGACACATCTTATTCATATAATATATTAGCACTTCTTTCAAACGTTGTCTGTGAGCGTATGCTTGATCTCGTATAACGGGGGGAGCACTGTCTGAAACCATCATTATCTTGTTTAAAGCCATCTCCGCCATATCTTCTGGAGAATGACCTCCATTGTTACTAGTAAATACTAAAACATCTCCTATTTCACTTGCACTAACAGGATCCGACATCAAACAACATCCTTACGTACACGGTCGTACCTGTACTGATCACGAGTTTGTTTTCCCTCACCTAAATTCTTTAACCACTGAATAGATTCTAGAAAACGGTCCGTGTATTGTTTTAGAATGTCCGGCTCTCCCTTCATAAAGGTGTAAGCTTCTACAAGACTGCCATACAGAAGCGCTAGTTGAGCATTTGTTCCGAGCCAGCTTGTTCCATCCGCGCTTTCCGTAATAGAAGTTGGTCTGTAAAAGTAATGCAATTCCATAGTAAAATTATCGTTTGGGGTAGGCGCTAATAAAAAAGTAGACTCGTCCCAATCAGCATAGTATTTAGGAACACCCGTTGTTGAAGCATTTGGTGTAAAATCTTGAAGCATGGTAACTTGTTTGTACGTCAAGAACTCTTTGTCAGTAGAATTTAACACGCTCAATGAATTTTGAGATAAAAAATCACCGGGTTTCTGAAGATATGCGTTTCCAGTAGAAGCTGTTCCAGTTGAATTCTTTCTAAATACATCTAACTGACATTCTTTTAAAATTCTCTCTTCTGCGTTAAGAATAAACCGAGGCAATTGGCTGACAAACGTAGTTTCTGTGTTTTGAACGTAGTCTTGAATTGCTGTCTTAAGAGTGGTGTATGTATAGGCCATTTCAAAAACTCACTTCGTAACGCTAACAGGACCGGCAGTGGCAAAAGAACCGCCGCCGGAAACACTTCCTGTAATAGCAGTGCCACTGCTGGCAGTAAAAGAATAAAAAGAAGACTGAAAGTTATTACTCTTAATTCCCGCAACAACCGTTATGGAGTAACCTAAAGAGGATTCAATAACAGATTCAGTAAAACCATCTAGATCTTCAACTTCACGAAACCGAACAACATCACCGGTAGAACGACCATGCCCCGGTTCTAAAACTGTAACAACTGCGGACCCACTAGAAGACGTGGTAAAAGCGTTAGCAGGCAAAAGAACTTCTACAGCAGGTTCTGTTCTATCGGGTCTAGGGTCCCGAAGAGCTTGTGGATCTGCGGGAGTCTTTACGGGCATTAACTGAGGCTGTTTAGCTTCCCACTCGTCTTTTCCAACAAGCATACCAGTCCATTCTTTCCGCATGTCTTTCAGACGATACGCCGCTCCAGACCTATCGGAAATTCCTAAAGAATATTTATTAGAGGCATACCTAGCCATTAAGATACCGCACTAACAAACGTGTACGAGGGAACTAGGTTAATACTAACCTTATCCCTATCTTCGTCCGCAGCCCTTATAAACTCTTCTTCATAAAGTCCTTTTAAAAGTTGAACCCTGTCCGGGGATCTTTTTAAAGCAATGTAGTACGCTAGACCTGCGGCTAAACAAGGGTAAAAACGAAACGGAATTTCTACAGTGTTTGCTGAAGTGTCAGCGTCGTCTATCCTCACTAACCGGTCGTAGATAAAAATGTCCGTACTGTTTTCTGGAGTAGGCCATATTTTAAGCACAGGGGTAATCTGACGGTCTACATAATACTGTGTAGGTCTTCCTGTTGTTGTTTTATTAGGTATGTTTAAAAAAGTGTCTCTACTAACCCTGGAGATAGATACGTCGGTCCCACTACGACGAATCACCGCGGATAAAATATCTATTGTCGAGCGAACATCTTCAATGCTGGGGTCGGCAGATATTGTAGTAGTAGTAGCAGAACCGCCACTATCTGTACTAGAGACGGTTTCTCCAGCAGTAAAGGCTCCGCTAGGTATACTCGTGGTAATTGTAGTAGAGCTTGGCTTTGTTAAAACCACAGCAGTTGCTGCGCTGGTTTGACCTGTAATGGTGTTCCCAAGAACTAAATTAGTAGAAGCCCCTACCGTAGCTGTTATGATTCCTACTGGATACTCAGCAAGACCAGACACGACAGTCTGACTCACTTGGTTCATAGTCCAACGATTAAGACCTCTATTGGCCCAATCAGCAAAAAGAAAGTTTAAAGACCGGCGAGCCGTAACCGCATCGTAACCGGTACGAAACTCTAAACCACATCGCTCAAACGCCTCTTCAACATAGTCTGCTACATTAGGCTCAAAGTCCTTAGATCCAGAAACAGCCATTGCACAAAAAACCTTTCACGATAAACTTAGACATCAGTACTGTTTCAAACAATTGATGACAATCGAATACGTGTCTCCACTACTATGTCCTACAGTAGTCAACTGTATGTCTCCGGTGTTTCCACCAGATGCAGCAACATTTGGAAGACCACTTATATCAGAGTAATCTAATGTATCCGAATAGTCTGCGGGAAGTTCCACAGCTATAACATCCGTAGTGGCATCCCAAAGAAGTTTTACTCCCATGCCAACATTGGTGAAAGTTATCTTTTGAATGCGAACTCCGGTACAAACAGTTCCATCTTGCAATGCAGCAAGAGCCGAAACATCTATTTTAGTAACCGCAGCTTCCCCTGTTCCGTCACTAGTGTTTGTGAGGTAAAAAGTAGCTTTCTTAGGTCCGTCTTCAACTTTGGTAGCTGTTATAGCATCAGCCATATCTGGATTCTCCTACGTAAGTAAAAGGCAGGGAGAATAACCCCCTGCCTAAACCTTTAGCCATTATTAAAATCGACGTTCATGCCGGTAATGCGAATCCAAATTTTACCTGCTGTGTATGCCGCATTTGTTGCAGCACCTTGAACAAGATACACAAACTTCTTACTAAGAGCAGCCATAGTAGCCGCCGAATCAACAGAGTTATAATAACCTAAAGTAAGGTCGCCGTTGTTCATCATCTGAGTACCAGTTGCAACTGCCGCGCCAGAAGCCGTAGTTCCTGTAGCAGAAATATCTACGTTAATGTCTGGATCACCACCAGCCGGTACTTCTACGCAACCAAACTCAAGAAGGATAGGGATGCCGTTAACTTCTTTAGTCAACTCTGCAATGTAAGCGTTTGCATCCGCTGCATTACCAATAATTCTGTCTTGCGTTGCAGAACCATCAAAGCCACCATGAAGGTCAATAAGAATGGAGGTTACAATAGTGCCGCCAACCTTATTTACAAAAGTGTTAATGGCAGCATCTGGGATTCCAGAGCCATGAGCATTAGGAGTAATGCCAAAAATGGTAGCACCAGTGTCCAAACTAGCGTTATTAACTCCTGCCGCAGTGGCTGTTCCTGAAAAACCATTTGTATCAACAATATTGTTAATACCAGACGTTGCAACAGTTTGAATTTCAAATTGATTCTGCGTTACAGTTCCAGTAGTAGCATTTGTTGTAATTTGTTGAAAACCGTTTTGTGAACGGACGGGACCGCTAAAGGTTGTATTAGCCATTTTACTTTCTCCTTACGAAAGAGTTGCCCTAGAGTCTTCGTAAGCGTCTGCTGGGACAGTCGCTAGGGCTATGATTCCCAGAAATAACTTGGGGGAGAGTTTCCTCCCCCCCGTGTCATTAGGCTCCTGGAGAGCCGAAGATGCCGCGAGGGTCAGACCACCCGAACGCATAACGTTCGCGAGCCTTGTATCTCACATTACCTGTGTCGAAGTCGCCTTCCATAGAAGTCCTTACGGCTGTGCGGTTAAAACCTTTCAAGCCGTTTGGAGCATCTGTCATAATGAAAAACGCATCTGTGTCGTTTAAGAAGTGGTTAACGGCGTAACCTTCCGGAAGCATTCCCATGTTCCGAACGGCATTTATGTCGTTATCCGCTGTTCCTACACGAAGAGTAGACTCAAGAAGACGATCCGCTGTGAATTGAAGTTCTTTTGGAACAATCATTTTCATACCACGAACCGCGACTTTAAGACCGCGCTCATCGACAAAGCTTGCAATATCAATCAAAGCTTGCTCAAGGCTGGTCTCATTAAGATCAGCCGCTGTTGCAAGTTCATTACGGAAAGTATTGCCGGTGACAAGAGGATGTACCGCAGAACATAGCTCTACGCCATCACCACCTGTAAAGGTGTTGTCAAAAGCGTTGTTAAGAACCGAAGCGGCCTTAACTTGCTTTGTTTGACTCATGCTGCGAGCAAGAGCCCTTGTGTACCGACTAGCAAGTCGGTCATAAAGGTTGTCCTCAACAGCTTCTTCCGTGATCGAGAAGGCAAGTGCAATTGTTTCCATTGTGTAACGAGCAGTATAAGCTTCCTGAGCGTCATCAAAAGATACAGCACTACCTTCGCCTTTTGTCGGTGCTGCCCCAAAACCACTGAGCATCACTTCTTCTTCAAAAGCACGATCAGAACTTTCCATAGAAAAGATCTCTTCATGCTCACGATCATATTGATCGTATTCCATTCCAAACAATGCGTTCAGGCCGGGTTCCAACTCCTTAACGAGTTGTGCTCTACTAATAGCCATTTTCTAAACCCTCCTATACGCCAGTGGTTGAAGGTGTACCAGTAGCAATGGACCCGACGGGTGCATTGAACGGGTTGTTCAACCTGACAATTGCGCCAATACCAGCAGCAGTAAAGTCCTCGTTAAGAGGATCTTCCAGCCAACCCATTAACCGTAGGGACAGGGTGTTGGTTGTGGCAAGAGTACTAACAGCCAGACGACCTAAAGAAAGTCCGGACGAGTCAGTACCTGTGATACCAGTAGACAGACTAGCGTTCAAGAACACCTGTGCGCGGGCGTTTGCCTTGCTAGTCAAAGATGCATCGGTTGCAATAACGAACAACTGATTAGGGTCATCTACAATAAAAGCCTTTACTGGATGGTTGCTATCCGCACCCGATCCCGGCCAGTGATTGCTAAATGTTGGTTTTCCAGTGACACTAGAGACAAACTCACATCCTTGAAATACGCCCAGATGACTGACAGTTCCACCCGCTGCGTTTGCGGTGTGGTCAATAAATCCCGAAGCTAGTGGGATGACAAGTTGACCGTGGTAGATACTGTCAGTGTTACCGTTTGCGATTTCATAGAGAGAGTAGCCCGATAGACCAGTGGAATTGGCTCCTCCACCCAACTTATTGAGCGGACGGAGGCCAAAGCTTCCGTTAGTATTAGCCATTTCTTTTGCTCCTTAAAGCAAAGGGGTTAAAACAGTAGTCCCTTAGATCATTCGACCTTGGGACCTCCAAATGTAACACGCGATTGGCGTTCAGGTTTCTGAATTGCCATCGAATGATGCTGGGTCTCTTTCAAAAGATCATTGTCAACAGCCTGCATCGCATCTTCGCTCATTTTATTGAAGTACGACTTACGCTCGGCAACGATTTCTACTGGAATACGAGCCAGCAACAAACCGCCCACACCAAAAACTCCTTCGTATCGGCCACTGTCTAAGGTAGGTGCTTCAAAATCCGGATACTCGTCTTTCCGTACCAATTCCCACCCTTCTCGCATACGAGCGGAAATGTTTTTACGGTCGTCGAAGCCTCGAACTTCGGAACGAATCCACCTGTGGACATAGCCTTGTGGCGGGTCGGGGGCATCCAATAAGGATGGGGGTTTCCAAGGTTGCCTACGGGGTTTTGCCGTTCGGGTCTTAGAAGCGCGAGGAGCCCGATCAATTTTTTCTTCAGACATCAAATTCTCCTAACGTTTGTGTTTCGCGTACTGATCCAGAGGAACCCCTAGTTTCCTTGCTATTGCAACTTCACTTGGGGATAACCGTACTGTTTTGCGCCCGGTAGAACCGGAGCGAGTGGCAGAAGCTACGGACTGTTGAGGTCTTCGGCTTTCTGAGTGAGAAACGTTTTCATCAAACTTATGGGGAAACGCTTCTCTAATTCTTGCATCTACTTCATCGTAGTACGAAGGAGACTCTGTGTCAAAGCCTTCTTCCTCAACAAGTTTTTTGTGGATTCCAAAGGCCGCAAAGGTCATTGCCTCATCTTCTCCAAACCAATCGTTACGACTGGCCCATTTCTCTGCTTTGGGATCTGCTCTCACAGGTGCGGGAGGGGCTTGCGGAATCTGTTGCGCTTGCTGCGCTTGCTGCGCTTGTTGCGCTTGCTGCGCTTGCTGCTGTTTAGCAGTTCTAACCCGCTCTTCTTCAATAGCCATTTGAGCTAGTTTTTTATTAAGGTCTACTTGGGCCGCTGTGTCGTTAGTCGCAATAGCCGTCTCTAAATCACGAGACAAGGAATCTGTCTGACTTGCTACCCGGTCTCCATATTCCTCGACATAACCCTGATCCAAACTTTGAACACGGGTTTTTAAAGTGTTGTTTTCAGCTTGAACACTTTGAGCAAAATGTAGAGCCGCTTGCTGCTGCCTCTCGGCTTCCCTAGCTTTTTTAGTAAGCTTGTCTATCCTTTTTTTAACATTCTTACTGTAG